TAATAGCGACAAGACAAGTCACTCAACATCAACCACACATCAGTACTTTAGAAATGAAGATTTCAATACTAATGAATATGTTGTTTTTGACACATCATTAACAACAGTACAGGATATGCTTGTTTGGGAAGAAGTTCCTGATTTGTATCTTCCTACGGATTTAGAAATAGAAATCAATTCAGAGTCAAGATACGGAGTTAATTACTACTTAGAAGCTATTGATGGTGATTTAAAAGCTGATGTTGGCACACACCCTGCGTTAGCTACAGGTCAACATTTTATTTTTACCCAAACAAGCTCTATTAACTACACAGCAATAGACATCAGAAAGGCAATTACAAGGATAAGTGATTATGCTAACTTAGATTTAAAGTTTGTAGCAAACGCAAATTACAATCCTTACTTTATTAATGACGAAACCAATATAAAAGAATCCTTAGAAAATACAGCTAAGGTAACGCCTTTTAAAGTATTGGTTGACATATGCAAAAGGTTTGGGTGTGGTTTGTTTTACGAGTATGATTCTTCTCTTAACAAAAACATACTTAGGGTAGACCCTCTTCACTTGGTGAGAACAGGAACTGAAAACATCAACAGCATGGTGGATGACTTGAAGTCCGTAAAAGTTTCTATAGGTGGCAGCAGGGTTAAAAATCTTGTGATAGAAAATAAAGACTTTAATCTTTTCTTTGACGATGAGGATGGGGATGATGTAACCATAGGAAGCACCACGCAAGAAATAAATACCGATGGCATCAGTGATATTGAGATTAAATTAGATTCTTCTATATACTACAAATCTGTTTGTGGAAGTTCTATAGACAACCCCGATAACCAAAACTTAGAAAACAAAATTATATCAGAAGCTGAGATAGGCTTTACTAAAAACCTGTTTACCAAGCATCAAGATGTAGGCGTTAGGTTTGCATATGTAGACAAGCCTATATACAAGACGAGATTAAAAAGACCAAAGGTTGTAAACTTTACTCACAGACCCGATATATATACACTTACTCAAAAGATATATGAGAACTGGGCATTGCATACTTTTAACGGTAGATTATTCCACTACAACACAGCAGGATACAATCTGCTTGCAGAAGACGAAAGTGGCAACACAACGGACTACTACGACCTAATATCTCAAAACGAAAAGGTTAAATATTCTGAAAGCCCTACGATAGAATTTGATATTGTTGTTAGCGTAGATAAGTTAGCATCTTTAGATTTCTTTGTTAAGACACTAAGCTGCTCAAGAATAAACGCTGCAAGTATACTTGTTAAAAATGTAGAGGGTGAAGTGTTTGAAGACTACGCTTACTTGACTATACAAGGATTGTTACAATAATTGTAAATTAATACAATGGCTACATACAACGACTACCCACAATCTGCTACTAACAACGCCAAGAAAGTTCTTGAGTGGAAAAAGAAGTATGGCAAAGAAGTTAAAGGAATGACTTCTGTAGGGTGGACTCGTGCAAGACAGTTAGCATCAAAAAGTAAATTATCTTATGAGACTATTGCTCGAATGGCTGCGTTTAACCGCCATCGCAAGAATGCTGCGGTTGACCCTAAGTATAAGAATGAACCTTGGAAAGATAGAGGTTATGTTGCTTGGCTTGGATGGGGTGGCACAAGCGGAGTTAACTGGGCGATTAGAAAAGCTGAGTCTATCCGAAAAGGACGGATTAAGGCAAGTGCTACAGTATCTGATGTCCCGTGGGGGAATCGCAAAGCTAAGATTAAAGAACCAAAGGAGAAAAAGGATTACGCTACTCAAGGAAAGGATGGTGGCGTTAAGAAATCTCCCAAAGCACCTAAAAGTGATACTCCTGAAAAGAACCCTAAAGGTGTTGGAAAGGGTGGAAAGCTTTCTCCAGAGATTATTAAGTCTATAGAAAGCAAGGTAAAAAAGTACAATGAAAAGTACCCCGATAAAAAGATTGGTGTCGGAGCTGCAAAGCGTGTTGTACTTCGTGGTATGGGTGCATACAATACATCCCACTCACCGAAGGTTACATCAGCCGTACAATGGGGACTTGCAAGATTAAACGCATTTATGTACTTGGTAAAGAACGGTAAGCCTTCTAATCCTAAGTACACACAAGATAACGACTTGTTACCAAGTTGGCATAAAAAAAGTAAAAAGAATGGATAAACTACCATTATTTGATATAACATTAGATGACATTGAACAGGGTATGTACAAGATTTCTCTTGTGGATAAGCCTGCTATTGAAGAAAACTTTATCTACTTTAACGAGGTAAAGAGAATAGAGATGTTCTCTAACGATGAAAAGAAAGAGGTTGTAGGGCCTATTATGATTCCTAACAAGGAAATCCTACGATTCTCACCCGATATGGGGTACTACTATGTGCGGTTCACAGAAGATACTATCCGTGATATTATGTACAAGTACTCTAAGGAAGGGTTGTTTAACGCATTTGGCATTAACCACGAACACGATACTGAGGATGTGGTTATGCTTGAAGTTTGGATGAAAGAGTCTGAGAATGATAAGTCTAAAGACTACGGCTATAATCTTCCAAACGGTACAGTATTCGTAAAGGCTAAAATTGAGTCTGACGAATTGTTTAGCTCAATCAAAAATGGAGAGATAAATGGTTTCTCTATTGAGATTAAAGCAGATATTAAACCAACAAATAAAGAAAATCAAATGAGTGAATTTGTTTTTGCAAAAGAGTTGGGTAAATTGGAGGCTCAATTTGAGGCTACAGTAAACCAATTCAATGCTAAAATTGAAGCCTTGGAGGAAGATAACGCATCTCTCCTCGAAGCACTGACCTCTCTTGAAGAAAAGTTCGGTGGCGTTTCAGACCTAAAGTCTGCTATCGAAATGATTCAAAAGCACATTGAGTCTATGGGCGAATCTAAAGAAGATATGGCTAAAGACGAAGATGAAGAAGAAATGAAGCATACTCCTGACCACAAAGAAGAAAAGGAAGAGGAGATGAAAGAAGAAGAAAAGGAAGAGGATATGATGAAGGACGATGAGGACAAGTATTCTGCCGTAGAAGAAACTACTGATGCTGAGGTTGAGGAGCAATTTGCTGCTGAACAACAAGCACCAGAGGTTGAAGAAACAGTAGAAGACAAGACTGTAGTCTTTGATGCTATTACTCCCGAAAAGATAGAAATTATCAACAAGTTCTTCGGTAAAAAGTAATTATTGTAAATTAAGTAAAAGAATCGTTTTCCAAAATAAAATATAAAATGGCAAATTTAAAATTCGATAATGTTGATGTAACACTTGCAGGTGACTGGGGTAACCGTCAGGCAGGTTTGTTTATTGACACTATGATTAAATCAGCGGCTGTACTTGACCGCTTCACTATCGTTGATGGTGTAAAAGACAAGTTGAATGTTCCTGTATTTTCTATCGCACCCGATGGTACCCCTGCTGATGGGTTTGTAACTGGAGCTAACTGTACTTTTAATGATGATTGGACTGCTGACATCACTGAAAAAGAGATGAGTGTAACATCTTTCTCTTGGGGTTTTAAAAACTGTAAAGATGCTCTTGAGTCTTCTTACCGTAGCTTGATGCTAAAGAAAGGTCAGTTGAATCCTGAGACTTTGGACGCTGAGTTCCGTTCTTGGATTTTTGACCGTTTCTCTAAAGTGGCTGCTGAAAAAGCATTGTTACTTGCAGGTAACGACCTTATCAGCCTTATGACAGGAACAACAGGTACTGATGCTGTTGTTGCTGGACAGACTGTAGATATATCTGTAGACCATGTAGGTAAATCTTTAGGTGTATCTTCTGATGTGTTAGACATCTTAGAAAATGCTTACTTGCATATGAGCGGTGAAATGGCTTCTGCTGTTTATGGCGATGCTGACCGTGAGTTTAAGCCTGCAATCTTCTTGGGTACTTCTGCTTACCAAGCGTACCAAATTGCTATGGCTCAAGCTTACCCTAACGCTGCTTTAGCAACAAGTGAAGCTATTTCTCGTGGCGCAGTTCCTGCTTACTACGGAATGGAAGTTATTCACTTCTCTTCATTAGCTGCTGACACTGCATTCATCACTCCTCCAAGCAACTTGGTATTGTTGACTGATGACTACAATGATGTTCGTGCTATCGGTTCAGAATACGAGCCTCGTGAACACGCTGAGTACTTGTACGGAAGATTCAAATTAGGTTTTGACTATATGCAGTCTAAGAACATTGTTCTTATCAAACCTTAATAAATTAACTAACCAATGGAAGGGCTTCGGCCCTTCCTATAATACCTTATAAATTATGGCTTGTACTGTTACATTATCAGGAATCACTTACGGATGTGATGACTTAGGTATTGGTGGTATTGTTGAGCTTCACATTGCTTCTAAAGCTGCTGCTTTGACTGCTATTACTACAAAAGATGATGCTCTTCGTAGCATTTCTGCTGCAAGTGCTGCACCTTCTGACATTGTTGAAATTGAGTTTCACCTAAAAGACGGATTCTCTGTTTTTAGTGAAGTAAAAACTGTAAACCCAACAGGTGGATTTACCACTGTTCCTACTATTTCTGTGGAGCTTCCAAAGATGGATGCTGCTAAGATTAGTGCTTTAGACCAAATGTCTAACGGCCCAAAAGAAATGGTAGCTTTCGTTAAGACTGCGGCAGGTACTTACCACGCTGTAGGCTTAGACCACGGAATCTATGTTTCTACTGTAGATGGTAATTCGGGAACTGGTCGTGCTGAAAAGAACCGCTTCCAACTTACCCTAACAGGTGAGGAAGATGGATTGTCTTACAGCATTGCTGAGTCTGCGTACACCGCACTTACTACTTGATAACAATCTTGTAAATTATAACAAGGGGAGTGGAGTAATCCTCTCCCCTTTTTTAATATAAAAAATATATGGCTTTCAACTGTTCTATAATACTTAGCGATATTGACATTAACTGTAATAAGAGGGTTACAGGTGGTATCAAGAAAGCTATCTTAGCTCTTCAGAGCGACATAACAATTACATTTAATCCAAGTGATGAAACTGAAGTGACTAATATAGATTTACTTGCAGCAGATACCGCTGTGTTTGAACACAACACTAAAGACGCAACTACTAACTTTACTGAGAGTAAAACCACTTCTAATGGCCTTGGCGTTATAAGCACAAACATAACTATCCAAGCTCCCTGTGTAGATAATAAGATAAACAAGATTGACTATATGTCTCGTAGAGAAGACATCGTTTGTATCCTGCTACACAATAACGATACAGTTACTGTTTCGGGATGGATGGATGGATTAACAATGAACTATGAGGCTAATAGTGGCGTTGCTACTTCAGAAAAGTCTTATGTGAATATCACGCTAACCACCGAAAGTGGTATTGCATCATTAGGTTTTGAGAGATTAGACTCTAATGGAAATGAGATATTCTCTGACCCAACTATTTTTGATTAATGGGATACTTAACTAATTCGGGTACTGGCTTTATGAAGGATGCAGTAACTACTGTGTCTAATGTAAAGTCTTACCTTGTAAACAAAACAGGATACCTTGTTGATGCTATTAGAGTAGGCATTG